CTAATTTAATACCTAGATTTTTATCTAAATGTATTTGAAAGAAATTAGTTAATCTTGTAACTGTTTCTATCCATGTTTCTCTTCTACCTTCATCTGGTAGCCAACGTGCATATCTAGATGCATGTATAAATGTTTGATATTCTGTAGGTAAATAATTATTCGCCATATTCTACCTCCAATATCATTTCTAAATAATGTATTGCTTTATGTATATCTTTAGCTCCATCACCTTTTCTTCTATGTCTAGTAATATATTTTAAAGCATTACCTTCACAAAAAGTTAAATTATTTTCCATTATATAATCAATAGGTTGTATCTTACAATCTTTATAATGTTGACCACCTACTTGTTTATTACGAGCTGCTAACTTTTTTAAATTAGTTTTCTTAAAGCCATTACTTTTAACTGTATCTGCAATAGCATCATCCATTAATCCCATATTAATCTCCTATAATTTACTAATAAAATAGGATATTACTATTAATAATATCCCTGTTATAATTCCTAATAAATAAAAACTCAATACACTATCTGTATTAGAAATAAAGTATATCACATCACTAATCATAATTCAATTAGTTATTTAATATTTTATTAATTCTTTTTCTAACATATTGAATCTCCTTTGATTCTAAAACCTTATATGCAAATCCTCTTACATATGTAGGTTCTAATCCTGCATTTTCACACACCTGTTCAAAATTAGAACAAGTAACTCCTACAGTAGCAAAGAACCAAGCCTTAGCTTGATCCCTTGCAACTATACTAGTATCTGATTCTTTTTGTTCTTTTGGTTTAGTCGCATCCAATAGAGCTTGTAATATTACTGCTAAGAATAATAATTTCTCAGGAGTAGAATTACTATATGATTTCTGAAAGTATTCCGTACAAATTATTTTTTCTTTTTCTTTCATTGATCCACTCTTCTGGAACTCCTTCTCTTAAAGAACTATATTTAAATTTATATTTATCACACCAAGTACCATTAGTCATTTTACCACCTTTATATAGTTTAGCATTTGGATTATCAAATATAAATCTTATATCTAATTCTGGTTTTTGTTTTTTTATAAATAAATGTTTTTTTCTATCTTCTAAAACAAATCTACCTTTAACTTCTAATATAATACCATTATTTAATAAAAAGAAATCAGGAACATAAGTTTTATTTTCTAACCATTCATATTCTATTTTTCCTTTTTCATATTCACATGGTATATTTTTTTCTTTTAATAGATTATATATCTTTTCTTCAGACTTACTACGAAACACTTATTTCTTCCACATCAGGTAACCTTTTAACTTCTGTAAGAAACCTAAGACCTTTTGCATACTTGAAAGCTCTGAGTCCTTTTCCTTGGTTTGAATCGGACCAACATACCACTTTATGGTTGCAATATACACACCCAATAGGTAACTTAAAGTTTCCACTTTGTCCATCAGGAATATCTTCATAGCACTTAGGTGGTGCATTATCTTTTTGTAAAACTTTTTTAAGGTGTTTAATCCTGTCTTCTGCATTTATCATCTCCATATCATGTAATTTTAATAAAGCTAGATTACCATTTTGTTTATCAATAGCAAAGAATGCAGCTTCTTTATCGCCATTAGCTTCTGCATAAGCTGATATTTGTGCTATATAACCAAATGGATCATCTTCTGTTAATGTACCATAAGCAAACTTTTTAAAAGATGTAGCTGATGCACTCTTAATATCAACTAAAACTCCATCTATTCTGCAATCCTGGTGACCAGTAATATTACCTACAGTAACTTCTTTTTGTTCTTCAGATACAGAATGTCCAGCAAGTTTAGAAAATGCTAGTAATAAAGATTCAAGTATATGTCCATATAAAAACTTTATTCTAGTAGGTGCACTAAATTGCTTTTCTTTATCTTTACTTTTAGAATCATACCATAATTGTCTATCTGGTTTTCCTATAGCAGATAACCTTAGATTATTTTTACCTATTGGTTCGTTGTATAAATATTCATAAACATGCTCTTGTACTTGACGACCTAACTCTTCTGTAATCTTCTTAGCTTCTTTCTTAGAGACACGAGACTTATTAGATAAATCAAATAAGCTATAAATATCTGCAACTAATGTATTAATATCTTTCATACATAAAAAAAGAGGGATAGTAAAATGAACAAAAACTACCCCTCTATCTCTACAGGATTAAGAGAATGCTACTGAACTTTTTTCATCACTAGCAACATAGCCATCTTTAACTACTTCAAAAGAATCTGTATCGAATGAAGTATCTGCATAAGGTACAAGATTAGCTACCTGCACAGACTTTAAGTCTGCAGACGTACCTTTTCTTCCTTTAAACTCCCAATCATAGGTAGTATAAAGAACATTGACATCAGAACCATTACCAATTAATGTGCTTGGCATGACTCTTTTCTGAGCATCTACAAGCTCTGGAGCTCTATTCATTTGACCATCTTTTCTTCTAACTTTTCTTTTGATAGTCACAAAGTCTCCTCTATCATCTCCTTTATTTTTGATAGTAAGTCCTTCAGCTTTTATCTGTTCAATAGACTTCTTATCTAAATTTCCTACATCTATAGTCCAAACACCATCTGCATCAAATGTTGTATTTGGATTTGTTACACTAGCCCAATAAGCTTTTCCACTAATTACTGCCATATTTAACTTTCCTTTCACTGATATAATATACTAAGTATATTGTTATTAAAATTAAATTATTACACATTTTTTTATATTAGTCAAGATAATAATTCAAAAAATTAAAATATAAATATAAAAAATCGTACTAATGTGTTTCTGCCCATGTAAGTCCTTGTTTCCATTCACTATCTAACTGACAATGTACATCTAATTCTTTTTGAGTTTTTGTCATTGCATCTTTAGTTATCTGACCAAACTTAGAAACATCTGTAGACTTAACTTCAAATTGGTATTCATCATGTATAGAAGCTACAAGCTTTGCATCTATACCTGCGTCTCTTATCATACTTATCATACTGACTAACCATTGTTTACATACAATAGCACCAGCACCTTGTAGTAATGTATTTAAAGCACTATGAGGACTACGTACTTGAAATACTCTACCATCTAGTCCTTTAATATATCCTTGTTCTCCAGCTTCTTGAACTTTGTTTCGTAAGCTTTTAAGAGCTGGCATATTAGTTAAGAATCTATTAACTAGAATCTGTCCTTGTTTAGCATCACCACCTACTACTTTACCTATCTTAGCTGGACCTGCTCCATAAAGAAAAGCATATATAAATGTCTTTGCTTGATCTCTATCAGTTATTCCTGCCATCTTCATATTAGCAGTATGTATATCTCCATTTAATAATTCATTAGTAAAATTAGAATCATTCATATAATGTGCTAAACATCTTAGCTCAAGTCCACTAGCATCTGTGCCAACTAATGTATAGTTTGATGGATCTGATACAGTCCAACATTCTCTACATTCTTTACCATAAGGAGAATAAATTGCTGGAACCTGAGCTAAGTTAGGAGAATTGTGAGCCATACGACCTGTAATGGTTTTGAGTGTCATTACTCTACCATGTACCTTCCCATCATCTTGACATGACTCAATCCAAGATTTAATTTGGGAAACTCTTTTTTGTAATAGTAAATATCTAGAAAACATTTTAGCTTCTGGCATATTAATATTACGTAATACTTCTTCATTAACTATTACATTACCTTTATCTGTTTTAAGACTAGGCTTCCATCCTTTTTCTATTAAACGTTCTGCTATTTGTTTTCTACTACCAATATTAAAAGGTATATATTTTACTTTAGTTTTTAGTTGAACTTCTGTAGGAGGAAATGTATCTTCTGCTTTTCTAGAAAGCGAATCAGCTTCATCTTCTAATGTAGCCATAAGCTTAGTAGCTTTAGGAAGATCCAAAGCAAAACCATTTTCTTCTTGTTCATCTATAATAATTCTTACTGCTTTTTCTAAATCAATAGATTTTGTAGAGAATCTTTCTTTTTCTTTATCTAAATGATTCATAACTTTATGTGTTATGTTTACATCTTGTTTACAATACTCTAACATCTCTGGCGTATAAGTATCAAATGAATCTATATCTCCTTTAGGAAACTTAAACTTATCTCCCCATCCTTTAAGACCATGACCAGTTTCTCTAATAGGATTAAATAACTGTGACTCTATTAAAGTATCTCTTACTTGACTAGGTTTAATAGACGAACCAGTAAATTTATTTAAGATAGGAGCATCAAAAGATAAACCATTATGCATAATAAATGTATCTATATTCTTACTCCATTCTCCAAACTGTTTAGTATCTTCTTGTACCCATTCTTTTATTGTATTAGTTTTAGGACATTTAGCTACTATACAATGTATTTCTGTAGTTTCATTCTTAAAACCATTTGTTTCTATGTCAACTATCGCTGCCATCTTCATTCTCCTCTATACTTGATACATAAAATTCTTCATCTACATATGTAAAACTATCTGGTTTTTCATATCGTTCTGCTCTTTGTTGTGCTGTTTTTTCATTCTTAGCTTCTATATCTTTTCTATAATAATGAATCTTTTTAGCATACAAAGTATATTTAGGCATTAGTTTCTCCTTTATCTTTTACTTTAAGTATTTTTAATAATCTTTCTTTTTCATTTAATTCATCTTCTATTGATGCAGTAGTAGTATGTAAAGTAAAATCCCATTGAGCATCATCTCCATAGATTGTTTCTTCATAAACTACTTCTGCTTCATCTTCTAAATATTTTTCATCTGGAACTTGTTCTGTACTACAAGCCAACTCTTGTAACTCTTCATCAGTTAATTTTTTATTAGCTCTAACAGTCCATACTCTTGTATCTGTTGTTGTTTCTTCTACTGTCCATTCATACTTGAATTTTGGCATGTGCATTCTCCTGTTTCATATCTTTTAAATATTGTTGTACATCTTTTGTATTTCTTATAATATGTAAAGGTGGTTCAGCTCCACACCAACTACATTCTTCTCCTTTACCTATAAACATATCAGTTTTTTCTACTGGACAAACATGATACCACATCCAATGTCCATCTTCTTTTATTAATTCTCCTTCTTTATATTTCATTTTAATTTCCTTTTATTTTTTTCTTCATTACTTTTAAATAAATTCTTTTGTGCTTTTACTATCATTCTTTTTTCTTTAAATGTTAATTTTCTTGGTTCATAAACTATTTTATTTTTTTTCATTATACAGTAAAATCATTAACGCTGTCAAGAACATTATCTTTTATTTCTGATAATCTACCTGTAGTTTTATTGTATAATAAACTACCAGCTGGTCCTGTATCACCTGTATATCTATTTTTAAGTATACGTAAATTAGTAGTGTTAGCAACTAAAGAATCATGTGATTGTTGATTACGTTCTAATGCAATAACACAGTCACTAAGATGTGCAATAGATGCTGAACCACGAAGATGTGATAGTGTAACTTCTTTACCATTTTCATGACCTATATCTCCAGCTGGTCTTCTTAGATGTGATACAAGTAATAAACCAATACCAGTTTGTTCTACTAGACTTCTTAGTTTAGTCATAAGCATATCAATAGAACGTCTTTCGTCATCACTATCTTGACCACTTACTAGTATAGATAAATGATCTAATATAATCCATTTACAGTCTAAAGCTTTAGCCATGTACTGTACACGATTTAGTATTTCATCATTCTGTAGTGAACCAAAATGATCAAAGGCATAGAACCTACCAGTACCAATAGTCTTTTCTTGCCATTGTAATAATTGTTCTTTAGGATATTGATCACGTATTTCTTTAATGTATAGTCTAGCATCAGCTTCAACAGACATAATATTAAATGCAGTCTTCTTAATATTTTCTTCTAATGCTAGTACACCAATGTTTGTATTAGTAGTACGTAAGATATGATGCATTAGTTCTCTAGTAACAGATGATTTACCCATACCAGTACCAGCAGTAAAGGTAATGAGTTCACCAGAACGCATACCATAAGTCTTTTCATTAAGAGCTTCCCAAGGATACAAACAAGTATCACATTCTTTTTCATGATACAAAGCTTCTTGTAATGATTTTAAGTTTACAATACCTGCTGGAGTATAGACATCTGCTTCCCACCATTCACTCATAAACTTTTGTCGCTGACCTTTCATTAGATACTCATTAGCATCTTTAAGTTCCATACGCATTATCTTACATTTGTTAGGCTCAAATAACTGAGCAACTTTCGCAGCAGCAGCTTTACCATGTTCGTCATTATCAAAACATAGAATAATATTCTCAAACTTATTTAGGTATTCATAAGATGCTTTACAGTCACGTACTGCACCTGCTGCACCAGTTTTAAGAGAAACAACAGACCATTTAGATCCCATCATTTCATATGCAGACATAGCATCTATCTCACCTTCTGTAATAGTTATGTATTTACCTTTGGCAGCAAATAAGTTTTGACCAAAGAGTACAGCATTAGATAATGCACCTTCAGACCAGAACTGTTTTTCCTTAGTAGTTCTAACCTTAGATGCAATATGTGAATTATTAGCATCATAGTATTTATATATATGTTGTACTATTTCTCCTTCTACATTACGTTTAACTTCTACATTAAACTTATTAGCAGTAGTATTACTAATTCTTCTATCATCTAATCCTCCTTTTTCTCCTTTCGTAAAGTTAGTTTGTACGACACCTTGGATAGGTGCTGGTTTCGTAGTATTCATTTCATTCCTTTCTGGTGGTTCATAATGTTGACAAGAAAAACAATACCAATGTCCGTCATCATATAACGTATTAGCATCACTAGAACCACAACTAGGACACTCGGTTTGTTTAATAGCTTTTGACATAGATTCTCCTAATCTAAATTGTTTAATGCAGTTTTATAAAGATTTGTAGCAAAGTCTTTTTTATCTTGTACTATATCTTTCATTTCTTTCTTTGCTAACTTTCTTGATTCTTGTTTAGTATATCCTTCTTCTTGATATTCTTTAACAAGACCCCAATATATTTTATCACTCTCTTTATCCCATAATTGTTTAGGCATTGCTCCATACTCCTACAGTTATTGGTTGAAATAAATATGGATGATTCTTATTAGATGTAT